CACCCTTTCGCTGCTGTGTTGTGCCTGTGGGACCGCGATGCGGATGTCGTTCACATCCACCATACCTATCGGATTGCAGACGCGCTGCCCATCATGCACGCAAGCGCGATGCGACAGGTTGGTGCAGGAGTTCCTGTCGCATGGCCGAAAGACGCCGGCGACCGCGAGAAAGGTACAGGCGAGCCGGTCGCTGCCATTTATAAACGACACGGGCTATTGATGATGCCGGACCAGGCGACCTGGCCGGACGGCTCGGTGTCGACCGAGGCCGGCATCCTGGAGTGGGACGAGCGCGAGAAGACCGGACGGTTGAAAGTGGCCGCCCACCTGGTCGATTGGTTCGAGGAGCGCCGGTTCTACCACCGCAAGGACGGCCAGATCGTCAAGATAAAAGACGATTTAATGTCCGCCACGAGAATCTGTTTAATGATGAAAAGGTTCGGGCGCGCGGTGCAACTCGGCGGCGCCCCGCCCCGCAACGATCAGCGATCGCGTCGGGGCGGGGATGACTTCGACTTGTTTACGGGCCAACCTTTGCCATGAGGGCCTGCACGCCCTTCTCGTCGAGAACCTCGCCGACCCGCTTGGTCTTGCCGACCTTGCGCGCGATTGCCCGGTAGCCGGCGCCGAACTTCTCCATCTCGGCTCCGGTGCAGTAGCGCATCCGCTTGCCGTTCGGCATTTCGAGGTTGAGCAGCAGGATCTGCGCCTTGATGTTCTCGACTGTCGCACGCACCTCCGCTTTCGTCTCGGCAGCCTCTTGCGGCGTCGGTCGAACAGTCGACGCGCGACGGCGTTCACTCTGCTCGATGGCATTCTGCGTATTGTTGCCGCAGTACTCGGCCATCGCTTCCAGCAGGTCGTCGTCCTCCCGGGCCGCCACGGCAAGCATTGCGTTGATCTTCTCGCGCGAGGCGCGCGGATGCTCGACCCGCAGCCTGATGACGGCGGTCCTGATCGGATCGCCCTTCCAGGTCTGCTGCGTTGCGCTACGGTAGCCGATCTGCGTTTCCATTTTTATCTCCTAGATGTTGATGCCAAGTTCCAGTAGCGCCTTCAATGCGGCCGAGGATTTTCTGCTCATTGATTTTTTGCGTTCACGTATTCTTTCACATTTAGGACATTCGGATTTTATCATATTGTGCTGACAAAGACCTTTCATCTTCTTTGAAAGAAGGTTTCGTTTTTTACTTTCTATTCTTTGATGACGAAAAATTGGGTCATTCTTCCACTTCCAATTAAAATAATTTCGTTTACTAACTCGCTGATCTTCTGTAATCAGGCGCCTCGCTTTTCGCGATCGAATGCGCTGCACCTCCAAATCTCTCACTCTTTTAACCGGATCTTCCTTTCTTTTGCGCGCACGTTCGCGTTCACGTTCACGGTTCTCCGGCCTTGAACGTCGAATGCCCGCTTTCATATTTACTTTTGCACGCCATGCCGGGTCAGATCGAAGCCTTCGAAAATGATCTCTGGCACGTTCTGTATCCAGCGCCCGAAGAACTGGATCTGCTCGTCTTTCGTGGTAGCGCCGTCGTATTGACGCACGATTGCGTGCACGCCACTCAGGATCTTTGGCCCAACGCGCTCTATTTCTTCGCCTTCTTTCCCTTGCGCGCTCGCGCTGCTCTGGCGTTAGATCAGACCACTTTTGAGGCATGGATATCTACGCGCCCCGTTCCTGCGATTTGATCCAATCGAATGCGCGCTTCTTTGAGTAGAAGATCGTCTCCCCGATTGCCGTCCATGGCGGACCTGTCTTTTTATCCCGCCATCGCTGCAGCGTGCGGACGCTCTTGTTGATCTGCGCCGCCAACTCTTTCTCGGAGAAGTAACTGTCGAGAAGCGCGTCGAGGATTTGCTGTTTCATGAGCGCGTCATATCACGACATGAGACGACACGTCAAGCGGGATCTCGAACAGACCGCCTAGCAGTGCGTTGTTTCCTTGTGGTGCGGCGCGCACCGTCAGGCTGCCCATCTACACTCGTGGGCGCCTCCACCTTGTCGGGTACCCCGAATGGGCGATGCCCATGCGAGACCCGGCAACTTTTAAGAGGATAACCCCATGACATCGAAAGCCGTGTTCGGCGACGACGCCGTCACTCATCCGATTACCGGCATGATGCTGGAGAGCGGCAAGGGCGCGATGCCCGAGGCCCAGCAGGTCGAGGCGCACATCGGCTACATCGAGAAGACCGAAGGCAAGAAGGCGGCCGACGCGATGCGGGCCAGGGTCGATGCCTACAATGCGGCTGAGGCGGCCGACGTTGACGATCCGTCGGCTCGCCATCAGGCCGAGCAGGAGGCCCTCGCCGGCGCGCATGCGGCCGAGGATGCCGCGCTCGCCGCCAAGCAGAAGGCCGAGCTCGAGGCGATCGAGGCGCGCAAGGCCGAAGAGGAGGCCCGTGAAAAGGCCGCCGCTGAAGCCAATGCCGCCGCCGACAAGGCGGCCATCGCGAACAAGCCAGCCGAGAAGAAGGGGCCGGCTCCTGAGCCCACCCCCGAGCCCACCCCCGAGCCGCTGCCGCCGTCGGCATTCACCGTCCCGGCCGAGAAGCCGGTGGAGATCAAGTGATGGGTACCATTCCGCAGTCGATCCAGAAGTCGCAGGAAGAGATCGACGGCATGACCAAGGCCGAGCTCGAGGAGTACCACGAGCAGCAGCGGATGATCGTGTTCGGCCACGATTACAAGATGCGCAAGGGCGAGCCGGTCGAGCAGGGCTTCGGCAGCCCCGCGCATCCGACGCTGAACCACTTCATTGCCATCCGCAAGTACGAGGGCGAGGAGCCCTACTGGACCGCGGTGGCCGAACAATGGAAGCGCGATCCGGAGAAGGCCGCCAAGATCCGGCTGCCCAAGCCGAAGCAGGCCGCGCCGGCACCGCAGCCGATCGCCAAGGTCTCGGGGCTCTGACATGGCGATGTCCGTTCCCGGCGCCACCGCCTCCGACATGGGTCTCGGCATGGACCTGCAGGATCAGGTCAAGGCCGAGACCGACGAGGAGCGCAAGAAGCGCATGCGACAGGCAATGCTCGCCCGCACGACCGGAGTGCCGGGAGCGGGTCCGCTCGCGGGAGCCAGCGCGTTGGGTCTCGGCATGGCGGGCGGATCGACCGCGGCAGGGTTCGGCCCGTCGGGCTACTAAGGAGCCGGGATGGCGAGCCTCGAAAGCCTGTTCTCCAAGCCGGAGCGCCATATCGACGACGACGAATCGGAAACTGTCCGCCGCACCCTCAAGATCTTCTCCGAGCTCACCACCTATCGTAACGTCCACGCCTCCGACTGGGAGGACACCGCGGCGCTGATCGATCCCAACAGCCGCAACACCTTCTTCTACGGCAGCTATAACTTCCCCGGCACCCGGCGCACCCAGCAGCAGGTCGACGGCACCGGCATGCTCGCCCTGCAGACCTTCGTTGCCATCGTCAACTCGATCGTCACCCCGCGCAACATCCTGTGGCACGGCCTCGGCGCCGACGGTGACCACGATTACCTGATGAAGGATCGGGCGGTCAAAACCTGGTACGAGAAGACGGCCGCCAAGCTGTTCCGCGCCCGCTACGCCTCGACGGCGAACTTCTTCAGCCAGAACATGGCGAACTGGCGCTCGCTCGGCTCCTATGGCAATGCCTCGATGTTCGTCGACCAGCTCGATGGCCGGCTGCATCAGCACGCGACCGGACTGCGCTATCGCGGCGTGCCGCTCGGTGAGACCTTCTTTGCCGAGAACCATCAGGGCACCGTCACCACCATGGTGCGTTGGTTCCGCGGCACCGCCGAGCAGGCGGCGCAGAAGTGGGGCCTCGACGCGCTGCCCGGCACCCTGCGCGAACCGCTCAAGCAGGATCTGCAGACCCCGTTCAATTTCCTCCACTGCGTCAAGCCGCGCGAACAAGACGACTACGATCCCGAGCGGCTCGATGCCAAGGGCAAGCCGTTCGAGTCGTACTACGTGTCGATCGAGGGCAAGTGCCTGATGGCGCCGGAGGGCGGCTACCGGGTGTTCCCCTACGCGGTCTCCCGCTACGCCAACTGGCCCGGCGAGGCCTACGGTCGTGGGCCGGCCACGATGGCGCTGCCGAGTCTCAAGACCATCAACGCCCAGAAGGCAACCTTCCTCAAGCAGGCGCATCGTGCCGCCGACCCGATCTACCTGATCTCGGCCGATGGGCTGATCGACGCCTTCAAGTCGGTACCCGGCGCGCAGAACTACGGCGGGGTCAACTCCGACGGCAAGCCGATGGTGCAGATCCTGCCCACCGGGCAGATCCAGATTTCTGAAAAGGCGATGATGCTCGAGGGCGGGCTGGTCGAGGATATGTTCCTCGCCCGCATCTTCAAGACGCTCGCCGAGAATCCCAACATGACCGCCACCCAAGTGCTCGAGCTCGTCAACGAGCGCGGCATGCTGGTTGCCCCCGTGCTCGGAGGCCAGTTCAGCTACGTCGCCCAGATGGTGGAGCGCGAGCTCGACCTGATGATGGAACTCGGCAAGCTCGACCCGATGCCGCCGGCGTTGCGCCAGGCGCGCGGTGCCTACGAGGTGACCGACACGTCGCCGCTTGCCAAGCTGCAGCGGGCCGGCGAGGCGGCAGGCTTCCAGCGATGGACCGATACGCTGCGGCAGTTGGCGACCGAGACCCAAGATCCGTCGTGGCTCTACCCGGTCTCGGCCGAACGGGCCGCCCCG